ATTCTTACTTTTCCTTTAGATATTTAATTGCAACTTCGATCGACGGGTAGATGAGTTTTCCGAAGCGGACGCGACCCGTCCTAGGATTGTACCAGCCATCGTGGCCTTTGAACTCTGCCCTGTGGACCTCGATCATATAAAAGAATAACATTATATTTTTATGTATGAGCCTATCAATCATCTGTGGAAACATGTTCAGCGGGAAAACATCCGAGCTTATCCGGCGCCTAAAATGTCGAAAGGCGATCGGTGATAAAATATTGGTCATCAACTCGAGTAAGGACACGCGGTCTACCGAACGGGTGCTGAGAACGCACGACAACGTCACGTTCACGTGTCTCAAGGTGTATGACATCTTCGACGTGATACACATGCCGGAATTCGACGACGCCGACGTAGTTGCCATAGACGAGGCTCAATTTTTTCCTCGGCTGAAAAAGTTCGTGGAGTGTGGGATGTACGTCAACAAAAACATCATCATCGCGGGACTCGACGCGGACTCGTCGCAGCGAAAGATCGGTGAGATCATAGATTGCATCCCGATGGCGTGCGACGTGACCAAACTTTCGGCGCTTTGCATGCGATGCAAAAACGGAACTCCTGGTCCTTTCACGAAGCGCACCGTAGACGACAAAAGTCCTGAACTCATAGGAGGCTGCGACAAATACGTAGCGGTGTGCAGATACCATCTCACCTCCTATGGACATCTAGTATGAGCACGGTCCTCTTACCCAACCCTTCTTTTATCAACTCGTGGTACCTGCTATGATCGAAAAGAAATTCCTCACCTTCTTCGTGGACGTGCTGTCCCCCGTCCGTGTAAAGAACGCAACTACCACCGCTCTGCACGGTTATGTGGTATCGCAACAGGCGGTTACATTCCGCTCGGTGTGGGTCGAGTCGCATAGGACCTTCACTCACGGCGAACGCCGCCACTTTCGTTTCGACGCAGGGGATCTGTTTCAGGAGACTGTTGAGTACGGGGAAATCTTCAACCCTGTAATAATAGTAGTTATCATTCTTCTCGAACCAGGGAGAGAGGTCGTGGTAAAATCTCTTCTTCAGCGAGGGATGGACCCGTTCGAATTCCTCTTGAATCTTCTTAAAGTGGAGTTTAATCAGCGCCAGGCCGGGGTAATTGGACACCTTGCACGGACTAAACATATGGATGATGTCTCTGAACGAATTGCGTATTCCGCAGAGCGGTCGACGAACGTTCTGAAAATACAGGCTGTCTAAAGGAAATTTACAGAAATCCCACATGACCATCAGCGTGGGAACCGCCAGGGCATTTTTGACCCACATTATTATCTCTGTATAAAATAAAAAACGATGCCCGGATACACCGAACCGCTCGAGCCCGAGCCCACCAAGGAGAAGAAAGAGATCAAGTCCCGCTTCGCGATGATGCCCACGAAGCTCACCATCGTTCAGATGGTCCTCCTCGCGTTCCTAGTCATTCACGCGTGGACCTCCCGCAAGGTTAAGGGTGTGGTAGTTTCCACCATCGCCCTCGCCATAGGCCTCCTCCATATGTACGATCACCTCTACCGAGTTGGACGCCACGGTGGTGAGCACCTGTTCTTCCTTCCCAAGAAGGAGGAGTACGGCTGCAAGTCCTGCATGTAAAAAAATTCAAAACGTAATGTAAGTATGCGCGTCAGGATTCGTCGGAGCCCTAACCCGGCGAAGAAATTCAGGGCGACACTAGAAGACGGCAGGACTGTTGACTTTGGTGCGAGTGGATATAGCAACTACACCAAACACAAGAATCCTTCTCGTATGCGAGCGTACGTGCGGCGGCACGGCGGTAAAATATCGATGGGTCTGATTTCAGAACAGGACCCCAAAAAAATTCAGACTCGAATGTTAGACGTCGACCGAAGCGACAAAGAGAGCTGGGGTGTGAGCGGCGTAGGAAGCGCCGGTTTTTGGTCCCGATGGTATCTGTGGAGTTATCCCTCGTTCGGTCAGGTGGACAAGTTCCTGAAGAGGCGGTTCGGAATCATTGTTTCGCGTTGAGAATTTGGTCGACTAAATCTTCAGGCTGTTGCTCCATCATATCGCGGAGACTTTCACACGAGTCTTTCATCTCCATTATCGCGATGTCTACATTTGAGAACGGTAAGCACTTCTTACGCTCTTCGTCCTGGCTCTGCCACGTGCAGGAATTTCGTACCTGATCTTCGGTGAGTCTCCCGTAATCAACTTTCATCTCTTCTGTGGGTTCCATCATGTCTTTCAGGTAAGATTTCCAGTCCTGGAACCCACTGAAGGTCAGAATGCTCTCGTTACTTTTGTAATATTGCATACCCTTTTTGATTTCCGCTCGAGCATCTTCGCTCGTCAACTCATTGTACAAAGTGCAAAGTTCCGGTGATTTTTCCTGAAGCTTTCTGAACGAGTCGAGCATCGCGTTCTTCGTCGTGAGGTCACCGGGGAGTTCTCCCTCTCTCGGGATGTCGGTGCCGATGAGTCGCAATTCGTTGGCCAAGTCCATGAACTGCCGCATCTTCTTCATCCTGACAACCTTCTCAAAGTGAGGTGAAGTTCCTGGTATGAAACCGGTGATAAAACCTCCCGCCGCCGAGCTGGACAGGGACGAGCAGCAGCACATCAGGAGAAGGAGGCTCGCCATTTGGTAGTAGTCTATATTTTTTTATGTGATTATAGTAATAAACAATGGATCCAGTTTCGATGCTCAGTTTGCCAATGACCATGATGAATGTCGTTTCCGGTCTCTCCGCGGGTATTCCCGTCATCGGTGATATAACTCCCAAAACCGACGGTCCTTTGAGTGACAAGGAGTTCGGTTCCTACATCGCCAGTGTAGTTTGTTTGATCATAATGATATATATGATAGTCAAAATGCCCTTCAAGACACCCCCCATTATGTTAGCCTGCTGTTGCTCCCTCTCCTCGTGCAGCAGCTCCACCAGCCGCATCGTTGACGAATCCAAGCGTCGTATGGCGTCCTCTCCGGCCGAGGAGTGAGTCAATTTCAAATAAAGTTGTCCACGCGATACATGTTCACATTGAACGACCCTTTCCCCGTGACGTCGACTGATTCACTAGAATGAAGTTCCTGGCAGCCGACGTCATCCATGCAATCTCTGTCCTTGTGTCCCACAGGTATAGAATATAGATTATCACCCCCCGTAGTCGTGTAGAAGTGATACCGATCTCTCCTGCCCCTGACCTCCTTACCATATAAGGGTAAGGTTTCCCCTTGCTCGCCTGTTAAGACTCCCATCTGGTGGAAGACACCCGGCTTCCAACTTCGAATAGGTGGCTGACGGAATTCCGGCTCCATCCGAGGGGGAGGAGGCGCCCTCGCGGCGCGAAAAACTGGGCGAGAGACGACGACCTTCTTGGGGTTGGCCAAGAGGTAGGCCACGGTTGCTATAAGGGTGATTACGACGACCATCATCACTTGGGATTTAGTCTGCTTCTTCATATTACAGTCTAATTAGATTTTTTCTGAGTTTCACCGCTATGTCGTATAGTAATAACAGGACCAGAATTCCCAATATATAAGGAATCGTGTTGGTCAACGACTGGACCCCAGATTCGACGATTAAAAAGACGGTCTCGACCGTCGTCGCCCCCCTCTCTACAGCCCCTCCTATACTTCCCACGAGCACAAAAGGACATCGTATTAGTTTGTAAAAGGCTAATCGAATCTCCTGTTTCGTCCTAATGTAATTCATGACACCATTATGCACCGCCGCAACACTGGCGAGGTGCTCCTTGTGACTGTAATACACTTGTAAAATTTTCAGTTTGTGATTAAGAAATTGTTCGTACGCACTGACTGAATTTAGTACGGTTATCAGTAATAATATGATGGTACTACCATACCACAACCTGTACATATTACTAATTTATTACGAAAGCTCTAAGCTCCATGCTTCATTCTGACGCGCACAAGACACCCGACCCCCACGAGGCCGTCGAACCGAATTTCACGAAAGGTGTATTTAAGCGCCTAAAACGTGTCCTGTTGCTACCGCCGTGCACACCTTTGAAGCGTCGCTCTCAAATACCCCCGGCATCATCCTCTACCGCGACGCGCTTCTTCGATAATTCGACACGTGGCAAAATATG